CCTCGCCGTCCGTGTGGGCCGTGACATAGTCGGTTCTGTGGCCCTCTCCTACGATGTCCAGGCCCTTGTGCTTGGACGAGTAGTGCTGTGTGATCAGATCGTTGCAGTTTTCCAATACCCGGCTCATACTGAGCCCTCCTTGTTTTCCAGCGCTTCGATCGCGGCTCTGTACTCGGCGCGTTTTTGGAGTACGGGCAGATACTTCTCGTCCACCTGCGTACCGAGATATAGACATTCCGCAATTTTGTTTGCCACATAATCCGTCTGTCCGAGATAGGTACGGTAGTATGTTTCGCGGGTGTCATCGGTGTCTCCGTGGCGCTCCAAATACCATTCCAGCGGCGGCATATCCACCATTATTTCCACCTCCCTATCGCAATGTAGCTCGCGACAACTGTGCAGCCGGTAGCTGATCCCGGACGCGTGGCATAAAAGCTGCCTGGATTAGATGCCGATTCGTTGCACACAGCTTCAACGTAAAAGGAATTACTCGATCCTTGCGCCGGACTGATTATCACAATAGGGATAGCGGTAAATGTGCTGGGGAAGTTGGAAAAAGCCAAATAGGATGTTGATTCATACATGGACCCCCAGGGTGCGCTAATGGAAACACTGGTCCATTCTTTTTTTCCCCAGCAAATCATAGTGCCGTCATAGAATTTGACATATCGCCCATTTGTGCTCGATCCGCTCGCAATGATTGCGTTGCCGTTTATGGATACCTGCGTAGAAAAATTACCGTTTACGCCATATACATAAGCCATGCGCTTGTTTGCCGACCCGACGTTGCGTACGTTGTTAGAGTCGGGGAGCATGTTGCCCCTCATTTCTATTCCGTTTAGGTACGCCTGCAGCGCATAGACCTCGCCAATCTGATTTGGGTATCCGATTCTCGAGATCCCAGACGCCCCGGGTCCCGAAAAGTTCCCGGAAATATCGATTTGTCCGGAAGATCCGGGTCCAATCGAGGACGTAATCGTCTCACCAATATGCGCCGATTGGGTGTTTATGTCGGTAATGGGATACGGCGTGCCTATGTTTGCATCTCCGGTTACATCGACATGATCGGGACCGGAAAAATTTCCAGTTATCACCCCGCCGTTTTTGCTTAGCTTGTCGTCCAGCTGTGACGGCGTAGCGTAATCCACTCCCGGCTGGCCTGATTGGATATGACCATTCACAGCCTTAAGCAAATTTGTGAAAACCGTCACGGTGTTGCTGTCTAGGGCGTTCGGCCCTGGTGCTCCGTCTGCACCATCCTTGCCGGGCGGGCCTTGGATTCCCTGAATCCCTTGTTCGCCTTTCTCTCCGGGATCTCCTTTAGGCCCCTGTGGACCGATAACGCTTCCCAGGTCTATGGTTGTTGCCATTTGTCTCACCTCATTCGTATGTTGCAATCAAGTGTCCTTGAGCGTTTATAGAAAAAGTTGGGACGGGACCCGGATCGCCCTTGTCCCCTTTATCGCCCTTCGCGCCGGTTTCGCCTTTACGACCCGGCGGTCCTTCGGGCCCTTGAGGTCCTTGAATGGTGCCGTTGTCCACCCAAGTGCCGTTCGCTGCGTCATAAATGTATATGTTGTAAGGCGCTGCCGTTCCGACTCCATATACATCTCCGGCTTCTGGGCTTGGAACCGCTGTTTCCAGCGCGGAGAGAGTGTCGTAATACCCGAGCACGCGAAAGTCTTTTCCGGGTTCGCCTTGTTCGCCTTTTTCACCGGGCTTTCCAGGCAAACCTTGAACGCCTGGCAGGCCTTGTGGCCCTGTGGGACCGGTTGCGCCCGTCTCGCCTTTTTCCCCCTGTATACCAGGATCCCCCTTCGGCCCCTGCGGTCCAGTATCTCCGGTTTCGCCTTTAGGACCCGGCGGTCCGATAAATTCCCCATTGTCAAGCTTCTCTTGTACGGTTTGCGCCACGGATTCGGCCAGTGCGGCCGCTGTGTCTGCCTCGTTGGCCTTTTGCGTCGCTGTTGCCGCCGCCGTTTCCGCTTGCGTTTTGGCCTGTTCCGCTCCGGCCGCAGCCGTTTCAGCCGTTTTAGCCTTGGCATTCGCCAGTGCCGCCGCTGTGTTGGCCGCCTCTTTCGCCTGGTCGGCGCCGTAGGCCGCATTCATGGCACTTTCCGCCGCGCCGGACGCCTCGGCGGCCGCTGATCCCGCTTCGGACGACTTGGCATCCGCCAGCTCCGCCGCATTGTTCGCCGCCTCTTTCGCCTGATTGGCGCCGTTCGCTGCCGAGTCTGCTCTTTCGGCGGCCGCGTTTGCGCCTTCGGCAGCTGTCTGCGCCAGACCCGCCGCGTCGTTCGCCAGTGAAGCGCTCTCGCCCGCGGCAGCAGCCGCTGTGTTTGCAGACAAAGCCGCCGCATTGGCCGCGTTCGCCGCTTCTTCCGCGCCCGCCATCAACCCGGAAAGCCCTGTCTGGTATTCCTGTTCCATAGGCGTGCCGCTGTCACGAGGCGAATAGAGTAATCCCCCTTCCAGCGTGTATGCCACCTGCTCTTCTGTTCCATCTGCAGACAGCACGACGATGCACAACCGGATTTTTCCACAGGACCCGGCGCCCGTCCAGTTCCCCGGAAGAGTACATTTTGCCTGATTATTTGCCACGGTCACGAACTCCGTCGTGTCGTATCCGCCCGCACCGTCCACGTATTCGAACCGGTATTTGTATGTATCCTTGACCAGGGATTCATCCAGCGTAAACACCACTTCGGTTGCATGGTGGTCCCCCTGTACACCCGCGAACTGCGCTTGCTTCGGCGTGACCCCGGATGCGGTCGCCGTAAAAGATACCGTGCGTATGGGTGTGCTCATTTTCATCACCTTACCCCATTGGAAACGGCGGGGCTGTTACACCCCGCCGTCCCTTATTTCTTTATGTCTTGAATCCATCGCGTGAAGTCGTCTGCTTTGTACCCGATGCCCAGCTTGGCAAGGGTTTCCCGAATTTCCCTCATGCCGCTTTCGTCTTTTTTCATGTACATATCCTGGTAAATGGGTTTGTAATACCGGGTAACGGAGGCGCGGATGCTCGATTCCTTCTTCCCGTTCGACAAAAGCTCCTGTATGACGGTTTTGGCTTCGGACAGGTTTCCGGATTCAACCGCCGTCACAACATCCGAGCCTTCATAAATACCCTAGTATTCTTCCTCATCCTCCGATTCGTCCTCCGGCCTCTTGTTCCCGATCAGCCGGTCAACGGTGTTTTCCAGCCATTCGCGATCCACGCCGCCCTCTTCAAGTTCCTTTGCGCTTTCCTTGTACTCTTTTTGCTTCCCATCCTCCTTCTTTTTGGCCGCATTTTTCACGTTGGATATCCATCCGTCCACAGCGCCGAGCACCCATTCCCTGTCGAATCCTTCATTCCGCAGCTCACCGACGATTTTCGCATACGACGACATATTCCCGTCCATCTTGGCGCGGGCCGCCTCGACGATGCGCGGGTCGGATTCCCGCAAGACTTTGCGCATGGAATAGGTGATCTTGTCCTCACTGATCCCGCCTTTTTCCATCGCCGTAAGGATGTCCCGCGCCAGCTTTTGATTCTTTTCTTTGTATGCGTCGTAAACATATTCCGCATACCGGGAGGCGTTTTTCGGGATAACGGGATAATAGAGGGAGTCCAGAGTGTATTCCAAGCCCGTTGTCGGTATCCCGGAATCGGAAGCAATCTGTACAGCTCCTCTGACCATCCCTTCCAAATCCCTTGTTACGGACGCCAGCGGGATCCCTGTCAGTTTGCTGATGCTCGCCGCGCTGTTTTTTATCAGCCACGGTATGGAATACTTGGAATCTCCACTGAAGTATGTCGCCCAATTCTTCCCGGCATTGACGACATCGACGAGTCCGGCCATCTCCTGACGGGTCAGGCTGTAACCGGACAGCAGGGATACCAGTTCTTTGGCGTAGGGGAGCATGTTCAGCGGGTTCAGATTATCAAGGATGTTTTCGCCGGACGCGGACAGGAATTTTTGCATCCCATTTTTGTCCTTGTCGTCATCCCGGGCCGCATCGACCAATGCGGCGACGAGCGCTGTGACGATGCTCGTCACTGTATGCGTAACGGCCGCCCGGGCCAACCGCCCGCCTCCGGATTTCCACCCGTTTTTCTGGACGTTCCGCGCCGCCGACCGCAGCATGTTATAGCTTTTGGTCGGCTCGCTCATGAACGACGTGACAACCTTGTTGGCGAAATTCTTGCTGCGCATCACTTGGGAGCGGTGGAGCACCGAGTCCACCACCTGCGTCCGGTCGATGATGTCCGAAAACCGCTTTCCGCTCTCTTCCAGGAACGCCTCCGATCCCGGTTTCAGATTCGTGGTTTCCTGTACCTCCAGCTTCACGGCATTCCAAAGCTTGCCCCAAGTCTTGGTATCCGCCCATCCGGCCGGTTTCATGGCCTTGTCCCGCAGCCCTTCTTTGCTCATGAGAATGTCCCGCATGCCTCTGGACGTGTCCATCTCAAAGAATCCGAGATCCTTCCAGTAAGCGATGGGGGCGTACCGGTTCATCTCGTCAATGTCGGACTTCATCGCAAGGCCCTTCGCCAGATACTTCGGATCGATCATCGCCGCCGCCCGTAAATATGCGGTAGGCTGCTGGATGACCACGCGGACGTTCGCCCCAACGGCTGCCGCTTTCATGTTGGACAGCAGCTTGTCGGAAAGCGTCGGCACCTCCTGCTTTGACATGCCGTTGATGTCCTGCACCAGCTTGTTCCAATACGCTACCGCGTTTCGCCCAAGCGCCCGGTCCATCGACTCCCGCATGCTGCCCTGTGTTTTTCCGCCCGGCGACGTGACCTTGTAATGGAGGACCTTATGCATGTCGTCCAGCGGGATCACGAATGCGTTATAGCTTCCCATCTGGTCGGCCTGCCTGGTGAAGACGTCGAAGATATCTTCCACCATGATCGGGTTGTTCGCGCCCTTTATCGTGGATTTCGTTGCGCCCAGGTTTTTCAGCATCGCGTCCGGATGACGAAAATCCCCTTGCAGTGTGGTGATATAGTTCTTATCGGACACGATGGGGAAATAGTTTTGTTCGGTGAATTTCCGGTACCCATACAGCCTCATGGACACCTCGTTGCCCCACTCCGCCGTGGTCTTGAAGAAATCCGCGATCTTATCGGCCACGGTCCTTTGCTCCGGCGTCAGGGTTTTGACGATTTGATTCAGCTCCGAAAACGTCATCGTGACAGGGGATTTCGACTTGTCTATGCGGAATCCTTTCACGATATCCGATGGGCGAATGCCGCCGCCCAGGATATGCCCACGCGCCTGTTCCCGCTTGGACAGTTCGTACAAGCTCATGATTTGGGCCGTCGTCAAAGACACGGTTCCGCCGGATAGTTTGAAGGTGTGCTTTTTCGCCTTGTTGCCGCTCCACTCTTCCGTGTTGATGCCTTTCAGGACATTCTGCATGTAAGCCACGGCCTCCGCCGTGTTCCGAATCTTCCGGTCAAACCCTCTCCGAAGAGGCCGGTACAGCTCACGAAAAGCCGTTTCCCCGAGTTCTTCGAAATAGCTCGGCGCGTCCATCATGTCATAGCTCAGGAGCCTTTGCAGCGATCCGATAACCCCGGCGTGTTCCCTGGCGTCCTTTAGGCTTAACAGGTCGTTGTGAACGCCTCCCGCTACTTCCCCAGCCTCCCGGACTCTTCCGTCCGAAATCAGCCGGTTTGAGTTCGTGAGCATGGATTTCAGAGCAGACACCACATGCGCCAGATTCTTCAGCTGCTCCCCGGTCATGTCCTCGACGCGCACACGCTCGGCGTTTTGGATGAGGTCGGCCATGTTGGGAATCAAATCCGGATCGGCGTTGCTCAGTATGGCCTGCATGTCTCCATAAGAACCGCTTTCGCTGTTCAGGATGGTATTCATCTGGTTCTGCAATTTCTGCATGGCCATTGTCCGCATGGTGGGATTGCCTTCGCTGTTCAGCCGTCTGGAACTGAAATCGATGGTATTCACGAACTCCGCCACAGCTTTCCGGAACGGCTCCGGCACATGCTTCTGGTCAGTGGGATGGGTCAGCCACCGGCCAAGTTCCACGGTGTCCCGAATGATCCGGGGTTTATACCGACGAACCAGGGCGCTTTCCTGCCGTTTCGACGTCGCTGCTTTCCGCTGTTCCCGCGCCCTCTCCATCTGTGCCGCCAGTTTCAGCCGACTTTCGTCCTTCAGATCCCGGCGTTTCTGACGCTGCTCCTGAACAAGGCGGTTTTCCCTGGCCTTGTACTCTTTCCGCATCGCTTCCATCCGGTTCTCATACTTGGCCCGGAGCTGTTCCAGTTCCGCCGCCTTCTTGTCGGCAAACGTCTTGACCTCCGGAAGATCAAAATACCCTTCATATATACGGAAAGCCAGGTCATACGCCGCCTCCGTGGCATCCAGGCCGTAGAGGTTCGTATACACTGGCTTAATCGATTTCAGGGCATCCGCGACCGCCGCAGGCTGATCCTGCACAGAGATATCCGGTTGAAAGAATTCCGGCCATCGTTCGCAAAGCTCAGGCCACAGGCTGCCAAGACTCGTGCCATCGTTCGTAAGACGGATTCCGCCGAACTGTTCCTTTCGGAACCGGTCGTAATCCATCCCATCCCGGACATCCTCGTGCAAAGATATGGCCGTCTTCCGGAAATACTCCCGCATATCCTTGTACTGATCGTACAGAGTAGAATCCAGGGTTTCGGAATCCCGCAAAACGCTGTTCGCAATTTCCGCCGATACCTCCATCGCCTCGTCGAAATTGGCCTCCGGATCGTTGGCGATATATGAGAACAGGGCTTCCAGATTCTTCACCAGGGTTCCTTTGTCGTAGGAACTGCTGGTTTCCTTCAGGATGTCGGACGCCAGCTTTTCGAGAGACGCGGGTTTTGCCTTGTGCCCTTTGGTAAGCACGAATTCCTGCCTGAGCGTCTCCACCTGTTCCCGCAGCTTCTGATTTTCTTCCATCAGCACATCGGTATCGACCGGCGTGATGTCCTCCATATAGAAGCGCAGCTCCGGCGCCTCGTTTAGCGCCCGCACGCGGTCGGCGGAATCCCCCTCCTTGTACTCCACCGTCTTGATCCCTGCGGCTTCAAGCTGAGTTTTCAAATCCCCGTCCAGGGTATCCGGCACAACGGCGGCCTGTACATCCTCCCAATTCACGGCACGGCGTTTTTTCCCTGATCTGGGAGAATCCTCCATGTCCTTGGACAAGGATAGGATATCGGATACAACATCATCCGTGACTGTAAACCGGCCATAGCGTTTCAGATCCTTGCGGATGGAACGGTCCGTTCCGGCTTTCGACAACACCTGAAGGACCGCCCGATTGGCCTCCATAACATCGGATAGCTTCGAGGCGGCCCCGGATTCCGTCAAGCGTGACACAATATCGGACAAGCGGTTCCCGAAATCGCTGGCGCTTACATCGGGAGCTTGATCCGTTTCGACGCTGGTTTCCGTTCCTCCCCTGTATAGCAGGCTGATGTCCTTCACATCCCCGTTTCGGCTGGGGGCGCTGAAGTCTCCGGTATACAGCGCTTTGTTCAAGTCCTGTTCCGTCAGACCGTGATAGGCCATAACACCACGCACGTCTTCCACCGTGTCGTCCATGTAGAATCGGAATCCCGGCGCTTCGTTCAGTGAAAACCGCATATCGTCCGCCTCGGTGGGGTCAAGATTGCTGATTAGTTTGGCTTGATTGGGTTCATAGACCACACATTCCTCACCCGACACGATAACACCGTCATGCCCGATCCTCCGAAGCGATTCGCTCAGCTTGCTGTAACCGAATTTCCGCGCAAATTCAACGATCGGCAGGGTCTCGGGAATGTCTTTAGGGACCTCTATCCCGTGCTTTCGCAGATACCGGATCGTTTCCCGACTGCTGTCGGTATAAGCGGTGATATAAGGGTTTTGGATGTTAAGATAAAAGGCCCGGGTAAACTCCCCGAATTCCATCGAAAAATCCTTGTCCGCGGTGAAATAGAAACCTCTTCCGAAAATGCCCCCGTCCGTCACGCTTCCCTGCTTTGCTTTGTTGAAAACGTTGAAATCCGATGCATGGCTGGAGTGATACACCACCATCAGATGGCCATTCTCGTCCCGCACCTGGCTGTTTGCAAAGAAAGCTTGCTGCTTGTCTGTCAGCGTTTGCCCCTGTGAATCCTGCTCACGGATCGCTACCGCATAGCGGGTCTGTGAACCTTGTCGGGCCGCTTTGCGATGCTCAAGGGCCGCGTCCACCGACCGCCTCCAGCTCCTCAGCGTATTCGCCGAAGCCTCCGCCGCGGCCAACGCCTCCGGATTTTCCTTCTTCAGCCGGGTCATCACCGACTTCAGCAGCTCAAGCAAGTCGTCCAGCGTGTCGCGGATGGTTTGCCACAGTCCCGGATGTTGCCCACTATGCTCCCGGATAAAGGTTTCGTCCGTGAAAACCGCTGCGGCGGTGTTGCACACGATTTCCTCCATGCACTCTGTCTCGCTCAAGCGTATACCCTTATCCGCGTATAGCTGCTGTAGCCGTTTGATTCTCTGATCGAGAGAATAGCCTGGCCTCTCTTGCAGATAGGTGGTCACCAGCTCGACTAGCGGACGGTATTGCATGGGTGCGCTTACCTTGAGGTCGTGGATCACTTCGTGTCCCGCCCAGTAAAGCAGCGCGTGGTCGGCCCCGTCCGCCGCCACCAGGATTTGGTTGCTTCCCGGTACGGTTAACGCATTTACCTGTCCGTCGAAAAGGGTGTTGGTAACAATGAACTGATAGCCGCATTCTTTTCCAAGCGCATCCAGGGCCCGGATCTGAGGCATGAGCGTATTCCAAGACCGATTGGAGCGATCGGACACCCCGCTTTCCAAGTAGACACCGTTTTGACCCGCGGATATACCGGCTGCCCGCCACTCTCTTCCCCGCCCAAAATCGTTTGGTCTATAAAAACGGGTATCTTCTCCCAATATTTTGGATATACTGGTATTGACATCCCTTGTGTCTAGTGATACAGTGGTGTCAGAAGGGACCGTATTGGGCGTACCTTTCGGTAAAGCAGATTTGCCGGACAGCTCGCCGTCAGCGGCCCCATCGGAACTGCCTGATATCGTCGGCCGGATCTGCTCCGGTTTGAGCGATATAACAGGCAGTTCTTTTATTTTGGTTATATCATAGAACAGATAGCCTCTGTCCATGACCATGACCTTAACCTCTCCGGTGAACCGCTTGTCTCCTACCTGAAATACCGTTTCGTATATATCCCACCCACCGGTGACTCGTGCGTGCCGCCCGTCATCTGCCTCATGTCGCAGGAACTGGGATACATCCAACAGGTTATGCAACTCTGTTGAGGCTCTCATTTTGGAAGCTTTTGCCGTGTCATCCAGCCGCCTGTTTGCCGGAAACGCATATTCATTGGCCGATGTTTTGTTTACGAAAGCTTTTCTTTCCCGGCCAATGGGAAAAATTTGGTTTCGGAACTTTTCCAGAATATAGTTTCTGGCAATCGTCTGCATTTCCTTGAGAGATTTTCCGTCAAACAGCTGCTGATCCACATCAAGGCTGACATAACGCCCCGATTCGTCCTCACGGATAGAATAGCGCAAGTCGGTATCTTCTCCCAATATTTTGGATATACTGGTATTGACAGTACCGGGATTTTCCCCTATACTGTTATTGGGAACTGTACCAACGTGCGCTTCGGGCGTATCGGCAGGGGCTTGATCACCTGCTGCGGTGGCAAGGTTCCCTTTAATATTGCCCGCATACATCGTCTGCACCGTTAAATCATGGTGCTTTTTTGATACATACGATACAACCGTTGTTTTGCCGTTCACAGTCTTGATAAAGTGGAGAACCGGTTTTCCCTGGAATGCTTCATCCGATAGCCGGATGTTATCCGGGGATTGGACAATATCCGGGATCTTTAAAAAGTCTTCTTTGGTAATGGCTCGTTGACCCCTGTTGTTTTCTGTGCGCGCATCACCATGATCGTGTAGGATTTTACGAATTTCATCAGCCCGAAGCGTGCAGTTATACCCGTCGATATCCACGCCGGTTTCATCCATGACTCGCTGCGCCAAATCAAAAGGAACCCGGCCAAAATACATCTTTTGGTCCAGGTTCCTCTTGTTCACCGCGTCGTCAATGAACCGTTCCAGCTGCGCGTCATTCTCGTACACCACAATGCTTTTGCTGCCCGCCCAGTTTTCCTTCTGGTGATCCGTGTACTCTTCAAGATAATACCGAATCCCGCCGTCGGATTGTCCGGCGGTATTTTTTTGCGCCGCCTCCCGATTGGCCTTGAAGATCTCTCTCGCTTGTTCCGCCAGCGTTTCCAGGCTGTCTCCTTCAAACAGGCCGTTCAGGCGGTTGTACATCTTCTCCGAGCCGGACATCGCGTATTCGCAAAGGTCACAGGTGATTTCTTCAATAAGAAGGCTTATAGGTGTTTTGGTTTTATAGGATATATCGGATTTTGCTTGGTATTCCTTGAAAGCTTTAGAATACTTATCAATAGACCTCTTTGTGTCATTATATAGAATAATAGATTTTGGGTCATCTTGGGATAAAAATTGATGAAACAATTCATGGTGAAGAAAATCGAAATCCTCTCCATCCATAGCAAAAATAGCCTTGATACCCGGTATCATGAATGCCGGTCTATCAATGACCATTTCTCTTGTTCCATCGTTGAACACGGTACCCTTTTGATAATAATGTAACTCATATCCATAAATAGCGCTTTCTTGAACTCGTGTTTGCTGCTTTTTTGTTAGCGCTTCTGAACGAACTGCATCAAAAGACAGTTTTCCGTCATTGGACGATATCTTTACTTGCTGTCTTGGTTTTTCTTTCTGTTCTCTTTCTGCCACTTCCCTAATTCTTCTATATTTCGTTTCAGATTCTCCTGAAACTCCGGGTCGTTGTCCATTGCCCGTTTCTCTTCCTCCGTTAAATCCTCTAGCGGCACCCGTATTTTGTCGAACAGAGACATTGTTCATCCCTCCCGTATGTAAATTCTGTGTCTGCGCCGCCTCCCGGTTAGCTTCGAATACCTCCCTTGCCTGCTCCGCCAGTGTTTCCAGGCTGTCTCCTTCAAACAGGCCGTTCAGGCGGTTGTACATCTTCTCCGAGCCGGACATCGCGTATTCACAAAGGTCGCAGGTGATTTCTTCGACAATAATATCATTCATCACATCCGGATTATTTATATATTGAGGATAATAGAACTCCGCCCTTTCTTTATACCACTTGAACTTTGCTGAATCAGCAAGAATATGGAATTTTGATTCGTTTAATAGCAAGTTTTCTCGATGTTGGTTCAGCGAAAGAAACTGGTGAAACAGCTCGTGATGGATAAAGTCGGCCTGCGTATCATCAGACGCAAAAATAATGTCGGTTCCCGGTATGGTAAAGGCTTCGCCTTTCATCCGCTTGATTCTGCCACCGATATTGATCGGATCGCCCCGGCGAACATAATATACAGTCTTCCCGTATTCATTCCCGACCTCGGCCGCACGTTTTTGCGCTTTAGCATACAGTTCCGGCTTGACTTCTCTAAAGGATATGGTCTCTAAGGGAGCCCCCGGCGCTTCGGCCGCCTGGATATCCTTTCGAGCATAGCGCTTTTCATCTACTTCTCTTGTCTTTGCGCTTTCATTTTTTCTTGTTCTGCTTTGAGCCTCGCTTGGCTCTC